CTATTAACACTTTTTACTTTAATAATTTCTTGACTAATACCGAGAGGCGCAATTTGATAGTCCTCTGCTGTAATCATTCGATTTTGAGTATAATACGTTGCAGGAGCGTTACGTTTAATACTTGCGTTTGACTCACTTGTACTAGCATTATCAACGGAATACTTTAATTGAAATACCATTGTGATTTGTTCTGTTTTACCAGTCTTACTAATGTACGGTACTTTAATACTAACGCCACGCATGTCACTTGGGTCAATAACTAATCGTTGATTTTTACTTGTTCTATAATATACTTTAAAATTGCCTTGTGGCAAATTACCAAAAGTTCCGTCTGCAAATATTAAACTAATTCTGTCATTAGCTCGTGTTAGTACACTATAAATATTTTTAATACTTTTACTTAAACTGTTGTAAATTACGTTGTTGCCTTCTACAGCTTCAACCTTTGACCATAGTTCTTCTTCTAAACCGTAATTGTCAACTTTGTATAACCAAACATCTGAATCATTAATATTAGTTGCATCAATTGCAACTACTTGATTAGAACTTGGACTGTCGACTATAAATGATCCTTGATCCATTGTGCCTTGTCTAAAGTGACAAAAATAACCAGTGTTAGAACTTGCAGGGCCTTTACCATCGTCCCTATAAAGGAATGCAAAGTTATTGCCTGGATAAGGAGCTTCTTCTTTAATTTCACCGTTTACTACATCAGTACTAACAATTTCAAACTTACTAGTTGAACCGCTAATAGTTTTATTAAATGCATATATAGGTACATCGCTATTTGCGCTACTTAATCTGTACTGCTCTGTAGGAATGCTTCCTACAGTATCTTTTTTAGCAGGGCGGCCTATGCTAGCATTAACTGGCAACGCAGCATTTAATATTTTTGTAAACTGTTCTTGCCAGTTAGGATTACTTGGGTCATTCCAAATAACAGTTTGGTTTACTAAATTTAAGTTATTTGAATCTCTTACACTTTCAGTGGTGTTAACTGATTCAATTTTTAGTAAGCCGTTAGCTGCTTGATTACGCTTTGGATTGTAAGATAGCGTACGAGCAAGACGGAGCACTGATTCTCTACGCTCTGCTGTTTCTAAAAAGTTTTCTCTAGCATTTAAGTCAGTACGGAATGCAATGTTTTGACCAAGAAAAGCTATAAGGTCAATGAGAGCAAGGTATTCTGAACTTTCAATGTAATCGTTAAAATCCTCAGGATAATTCTGACGAATATAATTAATCATTGTTCGACGTAAATTGTCAAAATCATATGATTTAAAATCGGCGTTTCTATAACTTTGATAGATACGTTTCCAATCTTCTGCTACTAATAATCTATTTTGTCTGTCTGTGCTTGACATGGGATTGCTTTTCCTTTAACTTATAGTGTATTTATTCAAATGAATAAACCGCGTATATAATTAGTTGGCTAAAAACCCGTTGTTTTGATCGAACGTTAGTTGCAAATTTTCTGCAATATTATACGGTAAAAACACCAACGTTACTTCAACTTGTAAGCCACTTTCGTATTGATCAACGGTGAGATCGGTAACACTAACTCTTGGGTCATGGTTAACGATATTAGTTACATTCTCAGCAATGAGTTGTTTAAGGCTTTCTGTTAATGGTTCAAATAATATGTCCCAAATAATTGTGCCAAACTCAGGATTGCTTAGAAGTTCTCCTTGACGAATATGAAAATGATTAATAATGTCCTGTTTAATCAACTGTATATCATATAGCTGAAATCCTATATTATCAGGACTGACTGTAGAAAAACCTTTATAAGTTTTTTCACCTATTCCGTAGTCAGGGCGAGTGTTGCCGCTAACAGTAATTTCTTTATAAAGTTTCTTCTCTAAAGTGCTCATACTATATTTACCTTATTAAATTAACGTGGACCGCTAGACCTTGATGTAGTTTGTGTAACTTTTGCTCCGCTACCGCCAAATGCATCTAGTGCCTTTGCTTCTTGTCTTTGTCGTAGCAGACTTTTGCCACCTGGTTCAGTTGTTCCAACTGGAATACCGCCATCGAGTGCCGCAGTTCTGCTAGGTGTATCTGTAACTTTATGCTGTGCAGCAGGGCCATCTGCTCCGGTGCCTGCTGCAACTGTTGTTTCCATTTCCATTGGAGGGCACTTTGCAAAAGTATCTTCTTGAGCAACTGTTTTATCTTCTGTTTCAGTTGCAGGAGAGTTTGCTGCTAAGGAATTATTCTGTTTTATTGCAGTATGCTCTGCAGGATTTTTATTTTCTTTTTCTGGGCCAGAACCAGGTCCTGGTACTCTAGTAATACTTGGTGTTGATCCTGCTGTTGCTGCAACAGCACCTCCACTATTCATATGTATTGCTGCGGCTGTTTCTCTATGTTCTGCACTTGCAATGTTCATTGAGCCTACACAAGTTATAAGTCCATCTGCTCCAGCTTTAAGTTGAAAATTAGTAGTAGACTCTACTGATATGCTATTACCTGATTTTATATTAACATTTTCGCCAGCTTCTAAGTTAATGTGTCGATCAGCTTTAAAATTTAAATCTTGTTCAGAATGTATACTAATGCTATCAGCTGCATATATGTCAATTTTTCCGCTTGCTGTCATTTCAATATACGAGCCGCCGCTTCCGTGCGAGATGTATATTAAATCTTCTGTATTGTGTAATAGTATTTGGTGGCCAGTACGTGTCTTAAGCCTTACTAATTCGTTCATAGGAAGTGTTGGGTCGCCGCCGTCGGCTATACTTGCATATTCGCTAGGAGTTGTGGCTGCTGGCCCTTTTCTAAACATACTAGGATCGCCATCGTCCATTACAAAACTTGATCCAGTTAGTCTAGATGCTGGGATCTCAGTTTGTGCATTAGATGCACCTATTTTTACTTTAGGCTTTCCTGGCCTTCTGTCTAGTGGGCCCGGTGTACTTAATCCAAATACCATACTAGGTACTTCTCGTCTTGCACTAGAAGTAGTTGTTCCTCTTATTTGATCTGTGAGTAATCCTGCTTTTGTAAGCTGTGCTACTGCGTCGGTATTAACTGGTTTTAAAAATTGTGTAGGATCGTTGCCGGTACCTTCTTCATTACGCTTATTGTACTCTGCAACTGGCAGAATCTTAGTTTGGTCATCTTTGTTATATTTTGTACTTGCGTTTCCGGGCACCATAAAATTCATAAATGATTCTTGAATACAGCCAATCCAATATCCGCGGCTTTTATTACCTTCAGCAAAAATAACTAATACTTGAGAACCAATATCTGGCGGAACCATCCACATTCCATAACTTTTTTGACTGTGGTCAAAACCGTCATTGTCGCTTGTTCCACTATACGGAGTAACACCATAAAACGGACTCAAATAACTTACAGTTGCCATCTGGCCTGGTTCGTTAGTTAAGTTACCTGCTTGTGAAGTTTTTAATAGTTCAACTTGTAGTGTTCCCATATATTCAGCATCAAGGTGTCCACGTACAATTGCTACAAATGGGCCCGGGCCTTCAAACTTATTATTTCCTGGGGTTCTAGTATCTTGTCCTGCCATTATACGCCTCCGTTTCCGCCTGGTCCAGCGGCTGCTTTTGCTTCTTGTCGCTGTCGTAATTGACTTTTACCACCCGGTTTAGTTGTTCCAACTGGAATACCGCCGTCTAATGGTGCTGGGCGAGACGAAGGTGTGTATCGCCCAGCAGGGCCGTTTGCTCCTGTGCCTTCTGCTACTGTTACTGGATTAGCATTAGTGTCAGTTACTTGTTTACTGTTATTATCTGTGCTAAGTATTGACGAATCTGCTGGTGCTACAAAAGCAGAATCCTGTTTTGGTCTACGTATAGTTTGTAGTGTTTGAGTAAAATTTCCTCCACTAAAACTGTTAGCACAAAATAGTACTTGATATAATCCGCTAAATTCTCCTACAGGAGCAGTGCCTCCTCCGGGGAATTCCATGTACCCATCATTCCCGTAATCTAACGGTGTTCTAAAATTAATCTCAATATCTACTTCACCGTTTTGATAGTTCATAGAGCCGTCTGCTGTAATGTTTAATACTCCTGGAACCTGAAGTGCATTATAATTGCCCATTCCGCTATCAGCAATATAATACGGATCACCTAATATTGTTAGATCAACTGCAACTAAATCAACTGGACTATTTACTAACGCTTCGTTAAAGTCTCGAGCAACTTGTGATTCTGGATGCAGCCCACTTAATGTAGTTTGTCCGTTTTCATTAGTTACTCTATTTTTTGTTCTGCCTTCAATCATCTGATTTTCGTTACCATCTTTAACACCAGGTACCGCTTTTTCACCTGACGAAGTAGTTTCTCCTGTTACAGAATTTTTACTGTCAGCACTAGCTTGACCCATATCTCCTGCAATTGAAGTAAAAAATGCATGATCAAATTTAATATCAAAATCTATAATATCTTTGTTTAGTCCGGTATAAATGTAATTGTATTCTTTAGCTGCTTGTGTTTTTAATTTTTGTATTCCAGGACTTGCATCACTTGCTGATTGAAATTTACTAAGATGTACCAAATAAGGTACAACTCGGTAAACAAATACTCTTGCCGGTACACCGGTTTTTGATACAGTTTTAATTGAACTATCTGAATTGTATACTTGTGTTTCGATTCTAAACCATTCTACCATTCCATTATCGTCTGGTACTTTATCTATAATACCTCTACCAAACTCACTAGCAATAATAACCTCTTCGATTATATCTTGTATTTTTTTACCTGAAGTGAACGTGCCAGTACGTACATCTCCCGATAGCTGAATTTT